GAAAGCGCTTTCCGGCGAAGGAGTAACACGCGATGCTGCACAAAGCGTTTTGGTTTGAAATCAAACAGACCTCCGACGAAGGAAAGATTCTCGGGTATGCCTCGACGTTTAACAATGTCGACGAGCAAGGGGATGTCGTGCGGCCGGGTGCCTTTCTCGATACGATTGCCGCGACCGGCGGCCAGGTGCCGATGCTCTGGCAACACCGCACCGCCGAGCCGATCGGCAAGACTACATCGCTTCAGGAAAACACCAACGGCCTTCTGATGGAGGGCGAGCTTCTCATGACCCTGCAGCGCGCCCAGGAAGCACTGTTGCTCATCAAAGAAGGCATCGTCAAGGGCCTTTCCATCGGCTACGACCCAACCAAATATGCCTATCTCGAAGACGGAGTCCGGGAACTGCTCGGCATCAAGCTCTATGAGATTTCGCCGGTGACCTTTCCGGCCAACGAACAGGCGCAGATTCTTTCTGCCAAAGATCTGAGAACCATACGGGATTGGGAAAGCTTCTTGCGGGACGCGGGGCTTCCTACTGCCTTGGCCAAAGCGCTACTGGCCGAGGGCTATGGCGGTATTCAAAAGCACACGCGGGACGCTGTGCCGGCGGATATCGCGAAGGCAATTGAAGCGCACTTACTCGACATCAGCATGGAGGCTATCTATGGACTACAGTGAGCTGACCCGACTACTCGATCAGCACAAGCAATCAATCACCACCCAATTAACGGAAACCAAGCAGGCCCTGCAGGAGATCAAGGCCAAGGGTTATCTCGATCCGGAGACAAAGGAGAAGCTCATCAAGCTCGAGGCGAAGGGTGAGGAAATCGGCAACGCCTATAAGGATTTTCGCGAAAAAGACTTCAAGACGCTGCAGGACGAAAACAAGCAGATGCGCAAGGACCTTGACGAGGTTGCGACGCGCTTGAACCGGAAATCGATTCCCGGCGCTCCGGGTTTTGAGGGAATGAAGACCTACGGGGAAGCCTTCACGGACAGTTCGGTCTTCAAGGAATGGCATAAGCGCGGCAAGCAAGGCCCGGTCAGTGTGGAGTTCGCCAAGGGTCATTTCCAAATCGGTGTACCGTTTACGCCCGGAGTGAAAGCCGATGGCACGGCTGGCGGTGGAGTCACTATCACGCCAGGGACTTCCGGGGCGCCGGGGGCTCCGGCACTGCAAGCCGCTCCCGCCTATGGCCCACAACCCGTTCCGTCACTTTTTCCGAGCGGCCAGTGGTTTCCGGTGGCGCCTACGCTCGTGCCCGGTATCCAGCGCCCGCCCGATTGGACACCAACGATGCGCTCGATTATTCCCAGCGCACCCACCTCGAGCGACTCCATCCGCTACTTGCGGGAGAAAGCGCCGTATGATTACTCGACCTACACCGCCGACTATCAGGTCCAGTACGGCGACAAAAAGAAGCTGTCGACGCTCGCCTATGAAGTGATGGCATTGCCCGTCGTCACAATCGCCCACTACATCAAGGTCCCAACCCAAATGCTCGATGATGCTCCCATGCTGGCCGGCGATATCAATAACCGGTTGCTTATCGGCATCGATCGCAAGGAAGACTACGAGATCCTCTACGGCGACGGCGCGGCCGGGCATCTCTACGGCATCGTGCCGCAGGCGACTCCGTTCGACAAAGCCGCCTTTGATGCGGCAGTGACAAACGCCACCGCGATTGACTATTTCGCCGGCATGCTGATGCAGCTCGCCGCCGGGCGTTACGTCGCAACAGCCGCCGTCGTCAGCAACTCCGCCTGGTGGAATATGGCGCTCATGAAAAACGCCATGGGGATGTATATTCTGGGCGGCCCGCAGGCGACCACGCCTCTTTCTCTGTGGGGAACGCGCGTGGTGCTGAACCCGATGATGAATCCGGGCAGCGCCCTGGTCGGTGACTTCGCAACCGGCGCCGAGATCTTCGACCGCATGACGGCGAATATCCAGGTCGCGAATCAAAACGAGGACGACTTCATTCGAAACCTGGTCACCATCCGCGCCGAAGAGCGGCTGGCATTGGCGGTCTTTCTGCCCGACGCTTTTGTGTATAACGCCGGCCTCTCCTCGCAGACGGTTTCAGCCTTTGGGCAGCAACTACCCAAGCCACCGCACGCCGATCACGAATCCGATGCCTCACGCACAGCGGAACCGGCGAAGCCAACAAGAAAATAACTTACGTCGCATAGACGAAGAGGGCGGAGCTGTATGAAAAAACCTCCAAAACGAACCATCTCGCTCCGCCCTTCTTTCTCGGAAAGGAACGCCATGAAAACCGATTACACAAACAAGGGAAACGCGCCGCACGAAACAAAGCAGCCGAAGCCGGATCCCAAACCCGAACCAAAACCCGAGCCCGAACCGAAACCCGAAAAGGAACCCGATGCTCCAGGACGTGAAGGTGACGACGCCGGCGGCGATCCCGCTGACGCTGGACGATCTGAAACTGAACGCGCGGGTGAACGGCCAGCCGGACGCGACGCTGTTAACCGATAAGGCCGCGGCGGCGGTGGCTGCATGCGAGCGGTATACCTCGCGGCCTCCCTATCGCCAATCCTACGAGGCCTTCTACGACTGTGATGCGCAGGAGCGCATTTTGAAGGTTCCACGCTGGCCGCTGACGAAAATCCTCGCCTTTGAGCTGCAAGCGAGCGATGGAACCTGGAGCCAAATGGCTTCCGGAACGTATCAACTCCTGGGCGCGCGCATCTATCTTTACCCCAGCGGCCTGGCGCTCAATGATGCTTTTATCCGCAACCTGACGCCCTTTGATCTGAGTTACCGCGATGGCGGATTGGCGGAGGGAAGCCAGGCGCATTTCTACTACCGGATTCAGTTTGAAGCGGGCTATGACCAGATCGAGAACCCCATGCCCGGTAACATGCTGCAGGGCATTTATCAATTGACGAGCTGGCTCTATGACCACCGCGACGGCGAGGCCTCGGATCCGAGTCCCGAGAATGTGGTGAATAATCTGCCGCCCACGGTGCGGACGCTCTGGTATCCGCTGCGCGTGCAATGGCTCTGAAGGGACAGTTAACGGGAGACGAACGGGCTGCTGTGCAAGCCCTGCGCGACGTTGCGGACGGGAGGATCTCCTACCGCGAAGGAAAACGCCGTTTCGAAGGGAACCCAAGAAAGCTGCTCACGTTATCGGGAGCCATGCGTATTCTCGGCGAGGCTGCTCTCTTGATCGTCGCCTGGCAGAACGCACACTGGTCGGTGGCGACGATTCTGACCCTCGTGACCATTCAAATAGAACTGATGGTGCGGTTTGGCGAGCGTCCTTGAAGCGTCCGAGTTGCGTGATACGGCGGTTTTCTATCAGCGCCAGGCGGTCGATGATGGCGCCGGCGGTCAGGTCGAAACCTGGGCGGAATTTCATCGCGATTGGGCCAAAATTACCCCGCAAGCGCTGCCGGAGCGCTATGCCGGCGAGCAGATGGCGATTGAGGCGACCTACAAAATCGAAATCCGGCGGCCGCCCATGGGAATCACGCATCAGAACCGGGTGGAATTGCCCGAAATCGTCGACGCGAATCCGGATGGCAGCCCGAATCTGCTGGACATTCGCAGCGTGGTCTGGGGCTTGACCCAATTCACGATTCAGGCGGATCAAATCGCGCGTGGAAGAAACGGTACAAGTACAAGGGCTGCCCGAAATTAAGGCGACCTGGGACAACCTGCGCGGTTGGCCCGACTGGATCCGCCGTGAGTTTACCGTCACCGCTTTCGACATCCAGGCGCGTGCCCAGCGCGCCGCGCCCGTTCGCACCGGGCGGTTGCGGGCTTCGATTGCGGTGATCAACAATCCACCGCAAGGCGGCGTGGTCGGGGTGGGTGTGAACGTGAATTACGCGGGCTTTGTCGAATACGGAACACGGCATATGCGGCCGCGGCCCTACTTCTGGCCCTCCGTCGATCTCGCGATGGAAAATTTCTACGCGCGCCTCGCCACGCTCATCGGTGGAAGGGCGGCATGAACCCGCGCTTCCCAGCGAGGCGAAGACGCAAAGAATGAGCCCGGATCTCTTCGATATCCAGGTGGCCCTGGTCGAACGCATGCGCAACGAAAGCCTGCTCATGAGCCGCGTCTCGGGCGTGTATGACTATGTGCCCGACGACGCCCAGTATCCCTATGTCGTCGTCGATCAACTGAATGCCGTTCGCGATGGGATGATTTCGCAGAGTTCCTCTCTCTCGATCCAGCAGCTCCTGACGGCGCTTTCTACCGACGATGCGAGCGAAAAGGGATTCCGCCAGGTGCGCGAGATCGGCTCGTGCCTGATTGCGCTGTTCGAAGCCAGGCCCCTCATTGTGACGGGTTGGGCCAGTGGTCTGAAGCGCCAACTCCAGACCGCTATCGCAGCGGCCTCCATCCGCCGGGTAGACGACAAGCTTCGCGCGGCCTTGGTGACCGTGCAGATCTTCGGTTTTTAACGCAGAAAGGAAGGGTTTTCTATGGCCACAACACTGACAGCCGATATGGATGCAGTTACAACCACTGCCGCCTTAAATGCAGGGCATGATCCGGTAAAAGCAAACGACATCTTGCAAATCGATGCGGAAAAAATGAAAGTGACATCGATTGCAGGGGACCCGATTCTCACTGTGACCCGGGCGCAGGCGGGCACGACCGCGGCAGCGCATACGACGGGTGCGAATGTCGGGATCACATCCGGCGGCGCGAGCATCTGTGAACAGATTGCGCCGGGTGGCACCTATCCGGGCTTCATGCCGGTGCCGGCGTATGTCTATCTCGGCACGTGTGCCGATAGCTCGAGCGAGCCGACCTGGCAGGAGATTTCCAACGTCGAATCCGTGACGATCGCTTCCCCGTCGACCGCCATGCTCGATGTGACGAATTTGAATAATCCGAGCCGCATCGTGCAGCAGATTCCTGGTCTCACCACGCCGGGAGATGTGACCCTGACGGTCAACTACTGGCCGGACGATCCCACGCATGATGAAACGACGGGTCTGATTCATCTCTCGCAGACGAAAGAAATCCGGCCCTATCGGGTGGTGTGCAACTACGATTTGACCGATCCATCTAAGCAGCTTGTCGTCACGTTTGCCGGGTCGGTGACGGGTCTGCCCCTGAATTTCCAGGGCACCGCTGTCATGAAACTGGTCGCGACCATCAAGCAGTATGGAGCGATGACAGTGGAACATGGTCAGAACGTGATGCCGGTTTCCGAAGGCAAGCCCGCGACCTTGAAATTCGGCGGATCGACCCTGGGCGCTCCGACAGGCTCTCCGATCCCGACAAGACCCGTTCCCTCCATGCCATTGGCCAATGCGGTCCAAAGCTCTCCGATCCAGGCTTAACCTATGCCACAACGACAACCGAAGAAAATCGATCCCGTTCCGATCTTCCTCGCCGACGGCAAGGAACGGCATCTCTACTACACCTTCGAAGCCGCCGAAGTGATCGAGAAGGCGAATCAGGACAATTTGCCCAAAACGCGCCAGATGATTGTTATGTTGCATGCCGGCCTGGTTCATGACGAGCCCGATCTCACGCTTGAAAAGGTCCGTTCGCTCTGCGAGATGGCGAATGCGGAGTATTACAACGAGTGCATCCAGGAAGCGCTGAACCTGCAGCAGGCAAACCCTACGCCGGCGCCGGAGGCGGACGCGATTCCCTCGGCGCCCGTCAACGGCCAGGCTCGACTGACTGGTACGAATTAGTCGGATTCGCGCGCCTGCACCTGCATGTCCCGCAGGAGGAATTCTGGCAACTCACCCCGCGGCTCTTCTACGAGATGGTCGAACTCTGGCGTCGCTCGAATGAACACTGGGAAGCGGTGATCGGGCAGATTACCTTGCTGTTCTATCACGCAAACAAGAACTCTGAGGCGCCGGATTTGACGTTGCGGGACTTCACCCCTAGCGCGAAGGCGTGGATCGAACCGGGCGCGCCTGGCGCGCACAGGCGGCCGGAATACGCGACCATGGGCGATCTCGACCGCTTCCTGAAGGGTATTCCCGGCATGCGGGTCCATAGCTGAAGCAGATGAGCCCGCGATTTTGAGCGAGGCGAAGACTCCAATATGGAAACCTGGGAACGAGTCATCAACGTCATTCTCGGCTTGAAGACGGATCAGTACGCATCCGCTCTGGCCTCGATCACGAAAGGCACGGATGCCGCCATGGCGAGCGTCCAGAAGTCCATGGGCACGGCGAACGTCTCGATGGACGGCGTGACGCAGGCGGCGGGCGCTACCTCTGCCGCCATGCAGGAGATCGCGAAAACGAGCGCGGTGGCCGGCATGGGCATGGATGCCGCTGCCAAGGGTACCAGCTCCACCACGGCGGCCATGATGGCGTTGAATGCGTCCACCACCGCGGCCGGGAGTGGACTCGGGTTGGTTTCCAATGCCGCCGCGAGCACGGCGAAAGCCACCGAATCGAGCGCCGCGGCGATGAAGACGGCCAGCGTGAGCGCCGAAACGCTGGGCAGCTCGGCCGCGAAAGCGGCGGAAGCGACGGCGGCGAGTGCAACGAATCTGCAGAAAGCTTCCGGCTCGATCCAGCAGGCTGGCCAAACGGCCTCGAGTGCCAGCTCGTTCTTCCAGAATCTCGGAACGCGCGTCAGCTCTCTGATTCCGGGTCTCGGCAGCCTGGTCACGGTTGCCGGCGGCGTCGCGACGGGATTCGCCGGCATGCAGATCGCCGAAACGGTAGGCACCTGGCTCTTGAATACCGGGACCAAGGCGCTCGCCGCATCCGATGCGTTCAAGTCGATCAATAAGGCAGTTGGGGACGCGCAGGCAGCCTTTCAGGCAGCGGCCGGGAAGGGCATCGAGACGCTGGCGACAGCCATTACCCAGTTGCTGGGTCCTTCGCTCGAAAAACTGGTCTCCTGGGTGACCGAAGGGCTGAAATGGGTGACCGCTTTCGGCGATTGGTTCCAGAAATCGGGCATTCTGACCAGTGCCGCTAAGAGCTTATTCGACCAATTGGGCTTAGGGTTCAACAACGTAAGCACGACTGCGAATTCCACACTGGCGGGCATACTAGAAGCGCTCGGCATTCTTGGAACTAAACTCGATGCGAATGGACGGCAAGTCATCGATTGGCAGGCTACCTGGGCGAAGGCCTGTAAGGCTATCGAAGATTCAGTCGTAGCGCTGCTAGCCGTGGTCGCTGTGGCTTCGGACCAATTGACCGGCCAATTGAACGATGCCAATGACAAGGTACAGCAGATGGGGAAGAAACATCATGATGCTCTCGTCAAGCTCTTTGATTTGCTGCCCGACAAGATCAAAAAGACCTTTCACGATATGGGCGATGATTTCGGCTATCTGTTTGGAAAGATCGGGGCTGGCCTCAATAGCGTCAATGAACAATCGAACAAGGGAGTCTTTTCGCCGGACCTAGCCCAACAATTCAAGGACAAAAAGGCCGCCATACAAGGCTTTTTCGATAGTGTCGGCGAGGGCGTATCGAAACAGAAAGCGCTCAATGATGCCGCCCAGAAAACAACGCAGGCCATCCAGGGGCAAACAGCGGCGATCGACCAGTTAGCCACGACGCACGCCCGAGATTTCGCGAAGCTCTATAAAGACTGGCAGGACTTTCTCGACTTACAGCGAAAAGTAAATGCGGCGGTGGCGGCTTTTATCCCGACGTATGAACAGGCCGATAAGGTCTTTCAACAGATGGGCCGGGATGCGGTCTCGAGCCTCGATCGCGTCACGCAGGCCATGAATTCGCTCAAGTTTGCGACCGACAAAGACATCGATGACATGGTCTACAACGTCAAAACCGGTTGGGAAAAGCAAGTGTCGCTCGCCGGCACATCGACGCAGGAAATCATGCGGCTCAACAAAGTCGCCTGGGATCAGATTGTACAGATCGTGCAGACGCAGTGGGCCACCATGAACGAGACGCAGCGCCAGGCCATCGCGCAGGCCGGGGACGAGATTCAGAAATCAGCCGCCAAATATAACCAGATCCTCGGCAAAACCACAACCGATACCGCGAAGGCGACCGATGATCAGTCCAAGCTCTGGCAGCAGTGCGCGCAGAACATGAACCGCGCCATCAAGCAGGCAGCCTCGGACATCACGGATACGCTCTGGTCGGGCGACAAGAGTTTCGGAGAAGTCACCAAATCGATGTTGACCGATATCGGCAAGATGTTCACGCAGACATTCGTGCAGACCGGTCTCCAGGCGGTTCAGAAATTTGTGACGGATGGCACGAAAGGCTTGCAGGATTTCTTCAAAAACATGGGTGGCCTTGGCGGGCTCTTCGGCGGCGGCGGATCCACCACTGTGCAGACGGGGACGCAAACGGGAACTGGCACAGGCAGCAGTGCCGCCGGGGCCTTATCCGGCATCGGCGGGGCGGTCAGTCTGGTTTCAGGCGCGGTTTCCGCCATCAGCGGCGTAATCAGCAATTTTCAGCTCAAAGGCCAGACAAAGGTCATGGAAAACACGCAGCAGCTGACGGGCATGATCTTTTACGATGTCCATGGCTTGGCCATCGAGGGCATTGCGTATTTCCATTTCATGGAAAAGTGGGTTTTCGCGTTTGCCAGCAAACTCGATACCCTGGTGAGCGGCGTAGCCGGCCTCGTGAGTCGCATCGACCGCGATATCATGCCCATCCTGCGTGATTTTCGTTTCGATGTGGTGGGCCGTATCGACCGCGACATCATGCCGGCGCTGCGAACCATGGCCGGTTTGGGCGGCCTTGCTAGCGCAGCCCCCAGCTTCAACCTTCAGCCCATCATCGACAGTTTCCAGAGCGCGATTTCCTCCATCCAGTCCTCTTTCAGCTCAATTTCATTGGGCAATCTGAGCATCGATTTGTCGCCCTTGGTTTCCGTCATGTCCGATGTCCGCGCAGCACTCTCACAAGGCGCTTTGCGGCCAAATGTCGTGTTGACGGTCCAAACCGGCGTCTCGACACAGCAAGTCGCCAATGAAATCGTGCGGCAGCTGCAATTGGCTGGCGTGATCCGTTGAAATTCGATATCTACATCAACGGCGTGCGCCTCGATAGCTGGACACGGGCGCAGATTGTCTTGGATGCGGCCTATAACACGAATGCATCATTTACCGCCTGGACGGCGGGCACGGGACCATGGTTGACCAATCTTTCCAAGGTCCGGATTACGGGCCGGGAGTGCCGGCCGGAAACCGCGAGCTGGGGATTCGAGGAAACGAACGATCTGGACGCCTGGTCTCTCGCCGGTTTGACGAGCGCGGGCATCGATTCAACGCAATCGGCCTACGGCATGGGGTCCTGGGCGTTGAACTGGAGCGACCCGGCAAATGCGGCGAAAATCTATCGATCGTTTTCCGCGCCGGAGAACATGCACGGCCTCGTGTTCTGGGGCTGGCTGAACCTCGCGTATCGGCAACCGACCTTCAAGCCGCAAGTGACCGTCCAGGCCTATGCGCATAACGCGGACGGTACCGAATGGACGTCAGGCTTGGCCGTCGTTCCCGAAAGCAGTGCGTGGAAAGCGATCGGGCTGCGGATCGCGCCCACGCCAGCGATCGAGAAGTATCCGACGCAAATCAGCGAGTGGGGCTTTCGCCTGCAATTTGCCGATCCGATCCCGCCGGCCTTGCGCGGGCAGTTACTCTTTACCATCCATCTCGATTCGATCGAATTATGCGGCCGGGTGTATTCGCAAACGATTACACTGCCGCCATTCCGTGCGGATACGCCGGCGGGATGTCTGCTGCCCTTCAGCCCGCATCCGTGCCAGCAATGGAACAGTTTCACTTGGGCCGATGAGCTGCATGTGAAGCCCACCGATTCCGGTTGGTGCCCGACGGGCGGCCTGTGGAATCAGTTCACTTGGGCGAGTGAACTGAATGTGAATCCGAATGACGTGCAATGGGGATGAACCGCAAGGCGAAGGCGCAGAGTGTTGAGCCCGCGCTTCTCAGCGTGGCGAAGGCGCAGAGTGTTGAGCGCCGGCGCTATCTGTTCTCCGAGCAGGAGTACGCCTTCGTCCTACGCCATCGCCAGGCGATCGAGAAGCTGGAAAGCGCCTTGCAAGGCGGTCTGCAATTGATCGCTGACCAGCAGGGCCTGGCGGATGGAAAGTTTGTCTTGACCGCCGATCTGACGGCATTGGAGGAAGAACATGGCGTGGCCTAGTCCGGTTACTGCCGGCCAGACGGCAACGGCGAATCAATATAACGCGCTCGTCACGGCCGTGCAGACCTGGGGCGGCGATGTCGACGCGGCCGGTTATGCGCTGAAAAATCTCGGCAGCCTCGTCATCAACGCGAATGGCTCGATCGATGTCTCAGCCGGCGGCTTCTCGATCAAAGGTCCAGTCAATCTGACGGGCATCGAAGGCAATGGCGTCACGGCCACGGCCGGTGATGCAGCCGCCATCAGCCTTTACACGAAATCGGGGCAGAATCCCGCTCTGGTCAGTTCGAAGTCGATTGTAGAAGTCCGCAGCGCAGATACATCGCGGCTAATCCGCCTGTCGGCCGTGCCCGGACAGGAAGAATTCATTCAGCCCGCTTCCGGCCGATTGCGCCTCGCTTCCAGCGTCGATGTCGATACGGATCTGAGCCTGGGTGGAAAGCTGACGGTAGGCGGTGCGACGCAATTTTCCGCCCCGCAAAGTATCAGCTTCGGATCCAATTGGCAAACTTGGACTCCAAGCATAACAGCGTTAAGCCCGATGACTTTCACCGGGACGGGTTATCTTCTCAATGTATATATCCGTATTGGCCCGCTCCTCTTCTTTCATTTGAGCTTTCAAGGGAATCTCAGCGGCACCGCTTCGGGGCAAATCAATTTCAGCTTGCCCGTGCTGTTCACAGGGCCTTATGCTCAGATTTACGGCAGCGGTAATGTTGGTAGCGGCAACTCCCAAACGAACTTTATCGCGCTTGTGACCTCCTCCGGCGGCCAGGCGAACCTGCCTGGGAATGTCAACTTCGCTTTAGGAAACAATCTGGTGTTTCATTTCAGCGGTTTTTACCGCTGCGCTTGATGAATGATTCTCGTTGTCGATCGCTCGAAAGGCGCGGGCACCATCCGGTTAGCCCAATTTCCGCCCACCGATTATCGCGGCAGCGACTTCTCGATGGAAGTCGCCTGGCCCAAAGGCGGGCCTGGTGGCGACTGGTGGTTCCGCGGCCGCTTGGTGGATGCGGAAGGCTATAGCTGGTCCTCTGAAACGATCCAATCGCCGAATCCGAACGGGCCCGAACCCGCAAGCACGTATCTGATTCCCTGGCTCATCGGGCCGGACGCCTTGCCTCCCCGGATGGCGAAGACCTTCGACCCCTCCCGCGTCACGGAAATCTGGTTCGACTGCTGGCTCTCGCCGGACTTGACGCAAACGTTTGAAATCGGCGTGGACTGGGTGATTCTAGGAGCGCCAAAATTTGCGCCCTGGTCGTTGAGAACATCCACTCTGCCGGCAAGCGTGATACAAACACTTTTCGGCGGTCTCATCAGCTCCGTCCAGATGCGCGATCCCGGTGCCTCCGATGGGACGGTGACGCTGAATTACACGTGCCGCGACTACAAGTTATTCACCGATGGCCGGACCTGGAACAAAGACTACACGAATCTCGGTCTCTGGGATGACCAGATCATCAGCGAAGTGCTGACGGGCACGGGCTTGACGCCTTCGATTCTCAAACTGGGACCGATCGCGCATACGGCCGTCCTGGCTTTGAACTTTCAATATCAGACTGTCACGCAAGTTCTCGATACGATCGCCAAGGCGACGGGCCTGGTCTGGTTCATCGATGCTGACGGCACGTTCAACTATGTCGTGCCCGATTCCCAGCCCGTGATTGTCGCCTTGACGGATCAGCCAGGCGGCGATAATTTCCGCGTCGATGAATATGACGAGGACTTCTTCGCACCCGCCAATGATGTGACCTTTATCGGCGATGGCGTGACGGCGCATGTCTATGATCAGGCCTCGATCGATACCTACGGCCTGCTCCAATGGACCGATTACGACATGCGCGTCACGAAGGCGGACACCGCGCTACAATTCGCGCAGACTGATCTCGCCCGCAGCTCGACGCCGAACGAGCGCGGCCAATTCACATGCTGGAAAGTCGGCGCGAAGCCGGGAAACATCGTGCGAGCGACGGCGGCACGGTACGGCTGGAATCAGAAAGATTTTGCGGTGCAGCGTGTCGAGATGACGCAGATGGCGAATCGGGCGGCCGATACGGAAGTCGTCCTCACCGTTGGCGATTACAACCCGACGTTGGCGGATGCCATGGCGCAGATCGCAAAACAGGTCGCGACCAGCTCGGGGCCGGAAGGACCCCCAGGAGCGCAAGGCCCCGCGGGAGCGCCCGGAAAAGATGGCGAGATGGTCTGGACTTAAGATCTGCGCTGTTCACTACGTCTAGGGCAAGGAGCCGCGAACCTGGGTCACCGTTGACCACTGCTCTTTCAGTCCAGAGACATCGAATTCGACGGTGGCGGGCCGGGCCTGAAAAGGTGTGAATTCCAAATAAAAGTGCTTTGAATTCAAAAGTTGCTTGGCAAGTTTATTGGGATTTGGAGAAAACAGCGCATTGCGGCTATTGGCTTCGCCCCAATCTTCCTGAATAGGAGCACCTTCATCGAATTTGAGCCGAACGCTGGCTTTGTTAGTCCCGTATTTGGCCTCGACAACAGTCGTCGCAAAGAGATAAAGCTCTAAACCCTCCTTTTTTCCGTTGTTGCAGCGGACGTAGTTTTATTGCGCTTCATCTCCCAAGGGGCCGAATTCGACTGCCCTAGCAGAAGAGTTCCCATTAAGCCCATTAAGACTGGCAGCTTTGGATACATGGCGAGAACCTCCCTTCGCCTAGCGTATTTTCAAAATTTGTTCGACCTGACTCAAGCGCGCATCGAGCACGCCTTCGACACGTAAAAGCTCAGACTTAAGTTCGTTCCGTAACGAAGTGATTTGTTGATTGATGTTCTTATCCAGGCTCTGTATCGCATAGCGGACCCAGAAGGTGTTCAGGATCAGAGCCGTGATGGCGACAATAAGAGCGCTCGAAGCAGAGACGATCGCGACGGTTGTGTTCGTGTCCATTTACTTGGCTTCGCTATTCCTCTTGATCCATTCGTCGAAAATCTCGTCCAGGACATACCTCAGCTTCAGGCCCCGTTCGTCGGCTAGCTTTTGAAGCATTTTCCATTTCTTTTCTGATACGTTCCGCACAGAAATAGTCACCCGGCGATCCCCCGACGAATTCTTGGGTTCCTTCCTGGTCATCATTTGCAGTGTATGACATGAGTCATTCTCTGGTTGGACCATGATTGCATGTGTGATTGACAAATGTCAAGCATATGGTTACACTAGATTGAGGGGAGTTGCGTAAATGCACTGTGAATGTGATTTTGATTGCGTCGGCGATCCGCCGCGCTACATCCGGGCCAACCACTCGACGCTCTGCCCGATCCACGACACATGCTGCTGGTGCGACGAGCGCCTGGCGGTGGTGATCGACCAGGGCGACAAGCTGTGCCGCGAGTGCCTGGAAGAGCTGCAGGAAGAAGATCGGAAGCGCGAGGCGCTGCTGGAAAGCCTCAAAGCGAGCGCCTGAATGCCGAACCTGCACGAAAGCGTGGCCTACTGCCAGGGTCTCTGCGACACAATCCTGGCCATCGATTGGCTGGAAGATTGTTCCGCGTGCGGCGCGCGCGTCTGTGGGAATTGTTCCCGCGCCTGGCGCAATCGTCTCCTGTGCCCCACATGCTACCAGGCCGAACTCCGGGCGGACTTCACGGCCAAGCCGCGGGAACGCTGGGAGACCACATGACCGAACGCTGGGAGACCACATGACCGCCCCTGCCACAGGCAAGCCGCGTCCCACGCTCGAGCTGCCGGCGCACATCTATCGCCTGGACGGGGAGGTCATTCCGGGCGTGACGGCGACCTTACGCGCAGCGGGCGTGATCGACTACTCTATGATTCCGCAGGAGGTCCTGCAGGCCGCCGCCCATCGCGGTACCGCCGTGCATCAGGCCATGCATTTGTATGCCAAAGGCACGCTCGATCCGGAATCGATCGATCCGGCGATTGCGGGCTACGTTGCCGCCGGCATCCGGTTTCACGAGGAGTCGCGGCTCACGATCGCCCACGCCGAGCAGATGGTGTTTCACGAACAGTACCGCTATGCCGGCATGTTCGATCTGGATTGCGTGATTGAAGACGAACTTTTACTGTGTGATTACAAGACGGGAATAGTGCTCGACGGCCACCGTGCCCAGCTCGCCGCCTATCTGAATTGCCGGCCGAAACCACGCCGCTGGCGCCGGGCTGCCGTGCAACTGAATGAGGACGGCTCCTATCGAGTGCATGAATTCCCCCGCGCTGATTTCGATCGCGACCTGGATTTGTTCCTGTGGGCGCTTGCTCATCAACAAACATCTCTGCCGGGCCAGAATGGAGGACCAATACGATGACACTCGTTTGTAATTATTGCGGCCGCGACTATGAAGTGCCCGCTTGTCACTTTCACCGAAGGCTCCATTGTTCGCGGGCTTGTTTTGCTGCGAATACTGTAGCTAATGGTTCGCGAAAAGGAGCCCGCAATGGCCGGTGGAAAGAAGGCAGAATTATTCGAGACGATGGATATGTTCTGTTGTATGCTCCTGCTCACCCGCGCGCCGTTAACGGTTACGTGCTCGAACACATTTTGATCGCTGAACGCTGGCTAGGCAAGGCGCTTCCTCCTCACGCAGTCATCCACCACAGCAACGGAAATAGATCCGATAATCGGCCAGAAAACTTAGTGATTTGTCCCGATCAGGCTGCTCACGCCAGATTGCATGGAAACCGGCGACACCCGACCACTGGGCGGTTTCTGGCGGCCAGCCAAAGAAACATCCCCACCGAATTAGGAGTAAAAAGAACCGCATGAGCGCACTCGTCACCACATCCGAACAACAATTAACCCACCAGACGGCTTACTGGATCGAGATCGCACAACATACCGAGATCATCGACCAGCCGAGCTACGAGATGGCGGCCGCCCATCTGCGGGCGATTAAAGGCCTACAGGCCGAAGCGGATCAGACCTTTGATCCGATCATCCAGAAGGCCTATGCCGCACATCGGGAAGCGCTCGCGCAGAAGAAGCGCATCTGCGAACCGCTCACGCAGGCTGAAGCCTTGCTGAAGCGCAATATGGGCGCTTACGTTCAGGAGCAGGAACGGCTGCGACGGGAAGAAGAGCGCCGGCTGCGGGAAGAAGCCGAGCGCCTGGCGGCGGAAGAACGCGAACGCGAGATTGAAGCGGCGGAATCTCTCGGCGTCTCAGCAGAAGAGATCGCGGTGATCGCCGAAGCGCCGCTGCGCCGGCCGCCGGTTGTGGTGGCTGCGCCGCCGAAAGTTGCAGGCATCTCTTCGCGGGAGATCTGGAAGGCCGAAGTGACTAACTTGCAGTTACTGGTGAAATATGTAGCGGCGCATCCGGAACTTTCGAACTTACTGAGTCCGAACATGCCCGCGATCAACGCGCTGGCTCGCAGCCTGCGTTCGGCCCTTCACGTGCCGGGAATCAAGGTATATCCGGAAGCGAATATCGCGAGTAGGAGAAGTTCATGAGTGAATCTGCTGTTTTAACCCCCACGATCGTCGAGCCCGATGACGGCTTTACGCTGCGGTTGCAGCGCAAGCCAGAAGTGATCGTAGCGGAAGCCCGGCTCTGTGCGGATGCGTTAATCGCCGCTGTCAAACGCAACGGCTGGGTGCAAAAGTTCGGGGGCGGAGACCATCTCTTCTTCGAGGCCTGGTCGTTTCTGGCCAGCATGTACCGGGTTACCCCGCGCACCTGCGAAACGCGCTTGGTTCAGATCGGTGAGGTGACAGGCTACGAGGCCTTTGCCGAAGCGTTCCATGTTCCGAGCGGCATCGTGATCGGCAAAGCGGATTCCATGTGCCTCGATGACGAAGAGAACTGGGATATGCGGCCGGTGTACGAATACGATGAGCAATTGAAAAAGCGTGTCCAGGTGGGAGAACGGCCCGTGCCGCTCTTCCAACTCCGCTCGATGGCGCAGACGCGGGCGCAGGCCAAAGCGCTCAAAGGTCCGTTCTCCTGGATCGTGGCGATGGCGGGCTACGCCCCGACTCCGGCGGAAGAAATGGGCGGCCGGCGTACACCGTCCGGCGAAGGACAGCCGATTCAACAACCGCGCGAGAAGACGCAGCCGGCGGCTGAAAACGGCAATGGCGGTGCGAAGACCATCAGCGGCAAGCAGGCCTCGCGCATCTGGGCGATCGGCTTTTCGCAAGGCGTGGACAAAAAGATCATCGGCCAGATCCTGCGCGCGCATGGCTTCGAGCGGGCCGAAGATGTCACGACGGATAAGTACGAAGAGATCATCGCGGCGGTCGAGAATGCGGGGGCTGGGGCGGCACAGTAGCCAGCTAATCCTTCTTGGGCGCTGGAGGTTGCGGCGGTGACGGTGGTAGGGGCGGTCTTCGCGGAGGTGCTGGATAGGGCGATCTCGGCTCGATATTCTTGTGACGATCGGGCGGCGGAGGCTGGCGATCGCGTCCGGGAATCGGTATCACTCAACAGCATTTCGCATTGCGCTCGCAGCAGAGTGTAACCAACATGGAGCCGTTCGGTACTTCGAATCTGCGCGCGCAGGCGGCTGAAGGGAAGCAAAACCCGATGAGCGAGGCAACGGCGGCCAGTCCAGCCGGAACAAGATCGGGCAAACGCAAGGCCGGCGTCGTTGTCACAGCGGCAAGCCCGGCAAAGACGCCGCCCAGCGCTTGAAGGCGTTGATCCCGATGCGAGAGACTCATCGCCTGGGCCGCGTAATAGTCTTCATTCAATACCGCGTGTCGAAAACGGTCGTAATTGCGGGCCACAAAGCGGTATACGGCCTCTTCTTTCTCCTCTTGCGCATTCATACCGTCAGTATGCACATTGCTTTCCCGCTACACTGGGAGGCGCGTTTACCAAATTTCGTCTGAGGAGACAGCCGCCGCGCTCGCATGGGAAGTAAGAAGGGCCTTTGGGTGCGGCGGTTCTTTTCGTATGGATCCCGGACGTAATCCTTTTGGGCCGGCTTAGGCCGGCGCTCCTCTATACTGCGAGGAATGCCCCCTGACTGGAAACAGCAGCTACGCGCACTTGAGCCGGGATGGGATTCATATAAAGGCAAGCCGATCACGGAAGCCGCCATAACAGCCGTAGAGAATGCACTCAAGTGTTTTCAGGAAATGCCGCACATCGTCCCCTGTGGCGACGGCGGCATTCAGATCGAGTGGCATAACCACGGGGTGGATATCGAGATTCAGTTCTCGCCCAACGGCGAACAGAAGCTCGATTGAGGAGATCTGAGAAATGCCCCCTGTGTCGGAAAATAGCTTGCCCGACTGGTATCGGATCGCGCAGAGCCGTCTGAAACGTATCGAAGAACTAGAGGCAAAACTTGCAGAAACAGAAGCCAAGTTCGATCTGGAGCATGAGGCGTACATGGATCTGTTCCATCAGCTTTCCGAATACGAACGTAAGGAACTGGCCCAGCAACTGCCTTCTCGCAAAACTACCGACGACTAAGCCCAACAAAACAAGCCTATTTCCGATAATGCCCATTCTGTGAAAGAGGCGTTTAGCGGCGTGGATTTCCCGGAAATAGATAGCGCGCCACGATGGCGATCAGGCCCAGGATTCCGGTGGCGGTCCCGGCGATCAAAGAGATCACTACCGGGTCGCCGAGATGAAAACCCCGGAACTGAAATCCGTCGATCAGAATGACAACCACGATAAAGGCGAGCCAGGTCACCAGCACGAAAAAAATGCGCGAGGCGTATAGCTTGCGTTCGGCAGTATCCTGCCGCATGCTGCGGACGTGTTCGTGCTCCCGGTCGGTTTCGAGCGCCGCTTGCTCTTCTTCGGATTTCTGATCGGGTTGATCACTGACATGTGCGGGACGGGCTTTCAGGATTTCATCCCGTATACGATCGGCATTGCTCTCTGGAGGGTCAGTCGGCTCGGGCACTGACGAAATGTTCTCTTATGACCTGGTCCGGGATGGTCAGCCCCTTGCGTCCTGGATTCTTGTTGTACACCGAAAACCAGGGCGAGTCCGGGGCATGCGTAAGGTTAGAAAGCTGAATGGCGGAAAAACCGCCATAGGCTTCCCAGACTGTATCGAGAAGCGCCTTCGTTTGCTGGTTGATGCCCAGATACGGATAGTCGTCGATCGACGGCGTCACGAACTGATAGGGGTCCAGTTCGCTCGGCGCGAACTCGGTCGCCTTCGTTGTAATCGGGCCACTGCCATATCGCTTGAACTCCTCATACAGCGAGCGTATGACCGGGCCATAAGTCCAGGCCTGGATGAACTCATCTATCAGCGGCCGATTGTAAAAGACCAGATTCCAGGCGTGCGCGTAGTACACCAGCTTCTGGATCTTCATGGGATTCAGAGTTTGCCCGTGGATACGCGCCAGGTCGAGGAAATAGTTGGCGATCGCTTTGGCCGAGTAGGGCATCCGTTCGTGACGCGAGCAGCTATTAGACAGTCCCAAAAAGAACAGGGATGTATAAAATCTGGCAGCCTGAAAAGCTGCCGCTCACCAGCGCTTCTAGCATAGACCAGGCGCAACGAGCCCGTTTCCCGCTACACTGTTTCTACTACTCCGACACCAAGAGCGGTTCGCGTCCAAACGGGAAAAAGAAAAAGAGTGACTGTTAGGGTGCGGGCCGCTCCGGGTCAATCCCGACCGACGTCGAAGCATGCCTTCGGGCGTCTGGCGGTTCTTGCATGCACCTAGGCCGCCGACAAGGGGGCTAACGGGATGACGTTAAATCCGGAGGGCATCGGGCCTATTCCGCGCGAAAGATTTTTGCAAAGACTCTTCCTGCCACCTGAAAATCTTTGGTCTTGAGCAATCGCGCGAAAGCCCGGATCTTCTCACGGTCTTGCTCGCGTCGAGGAATGTCGGCTGTATCGATAAATGACTTTCTTGTTGGAATCGCTTCGCCAAGACTTTTTTCCAGCGACCGAATCACATACTTCTTTATCGTCGAGCCCTCTTGTTCAACTCGTATTCCGAGCTTCTTTCGGAGTGAAGCGGGCACGCGTATGCATAGATTCATCTCCTCTTTAGAGATTGCCCCGACTTGATCTTCGGGCTTTTGTGATGGCGCGCTCACTCATAAAAAAAGGTATCAATGCATTCAAGCATGCAACATTGTTGCATTAAAGCATGCTACAACTGGGGATTTAGTACTAGGTCTCAAGCCCTCTAGGACCCAGTACCCTCCTTCCCTGCCATAAGCCCGTATTTCATTGAAATGACAACCGCTTTCCAAACAAAAACGCTTTGCAACGTGCTTCGTAATGCAAGTGTAATTACGTGGTTCTCGAAACAAGGCAAGGGCTTGTGAGACAAAAAACTCTTGCATCCAGAGGTCAATCGGAGCTAAATTCGCCATTGTCAGTTTTACTGGTACGCACCTCCCTCGGTACCAGGACCGACGTCGAATTCGCTCAGGGAAATTCGTAAAACGATATGGCTGTGCCCGTGGTGTCTCCGTTGCCTGCGAACGAACGATCTGGCGAGTCTGCGCGACATGATCGATTCGCTCACCTCGCACGAGCAGATTGACTTGTGGACCGAGCGGGCGCTGGATGTAGGGATTGATCCGTGGTGAGGGAGTTCTAAGAAAGGAAGTACGAGCATTGCCGCGAGCGAGGTTCGGTTGAAGAAAGTATCGCAAACGCAGGAATGCGCCGCTATGCCCCTGACGATCGAGGAAGTGTTCCGGCGTACCATTCGCGACGAATTCGAGCGGCTGCACGTCGTCCAGCGCGTGCTGGTGGATATCGATGAGGTATCCGAGATGTACGGCATGAGCGTGGGCGGAGTGCGCAACCTGGTGGCAGAAGGCAAACTGACGCCGGTGGACGGCCTGGACAGCCGTTTGCGCTTCGACATCAACGAAGTGCTGGCGCTGGTGAAGAAAAAGAAGAAGTGATTTGAGTTTGTGTCGTAATTTTGGCGTAATTACTGGTATAATTATGCTATGCCGCCCAAGCCTGGAACTCCCAAGCGCCCACATGGCGCCGGATCGTTAGTTCGCCGTCCAAACAACCGATGGAAGCTGCATTATCAGAAGGAAAACGGCGAATACCACACCGAGACGATCACAGCCGAAACGCAAGAGCATGCCGAACGCGAACTTTTTCTCCGTACACTTCCACGGCGGCGCCGCTTGCTTGCGCGCGGCCGCGTCGATACTCAACAGCAATGGCAGGAATTGCTGCGCGAGCTGATGCACACCGCCGAGGCAGCGCTCGCCGATGCGGAGAAGAATGTATGAGCAGGCCCAAGCGCTCGCACGGCGACGGCACGGTCCGCGAAACCAAAACCGGCTGGCAGTGCGAATACCGGCGACAATGCCAAACCTTTTCCAAGAGGGACTATCCCGCTAAGAATCGCGAGGAGCTTTTACGAAACCGCGCCTTCCGCAAAACATACCAGCAATGGCGCGACGAACTGGACGCGAAGGCGGAGCGCGGTCCAGTTGTTACCATGAGCCAGCTCTTTGACAAATACCTGGCGCAGCTTCTAATCAACAAGCGCAGTGTATACATCGAGCAATTGCGCGTGGAGAAATACCTCCGTCCGCGCCTCGGGCATTTGGACGGCTCGAAATTCAACTTGCAGCATGTGGGCGATTACGTTATGGGCCGCAAGCAGGAAAAGACCCGGACCGGCGAATACACGAGCAATGGAACGATCAACCGGGAACTGTCGATTATCACCAGTTCACTACGCCTGCTGTGGCCGGAGCCGCGCCTTCTGTTTATCAAAAAGTTGGACGAGTCCGACCGCATCCGGCAGGGCATCGTCGGCATGGAAGATTATCAACTTCTCCTGCGCGAACTGGAGGACTACCAAAAGCCGGTCTGGTGTTTCAGTTATTACACTGGCGTCCGCCGGGGCCAGCTACTCAAGCTGCGACGGGAATGGACCAAGGACTGGGAGACGACGGGGATCCTTGAAGTACCGGGCTGGTTTCAAGGCGAGCGTATGACGAAGAATGGTAAACCGCATCCTGTGCCGATCTATTCCCAGGCGATGCGGGAAATGCTGAAATGGGCGCTCCAGATTGGCGACCCGGCTTGTCCCTATCTGTTCCAGCGCGGAGGAAAGCGCATCAGCAAATCTACATTTAGCCACGCCTTTAAACGTGTCGCCCGGCGCGTCGGCCGCGACTGGATAGTATTCCATGATTTACGCCGCACCGCCGTAACCAATATGGATGAGGCCGGAATTCCGCCTAAAGAAGCTATGGCCGTCGCAGGCATGCTCACCATGAGCATCTATGAGCGTTACAACATTCGTACCTCTGCCACGGCCAGAAAGAGCGTCCGGGCTACTGGAGAGCAGATGGCGCCGTGGCATGAAAAAAATTTTTCGGGCGCGGATTACGAGAAGATTACGAGACAGAATCCGGCGCCACTCGCGCCAGGATTGGACGATGGCACCAAACCTAACTAAAGAAAGGAGTTGTTGGTGCGGATGGGGAGACTTGAACTCCCACGCCCATTACAGGCGCTGGAACCTAAATCCAGTGTCTATGTGTTTCCCTAGGATCGAATACAGCCTAAGTGCTTGATATTTTGTTTGGCTGATTGCACAGAAACACACAACTGTATACACGGATTACGAGAAGATTACGAGACGCCGATTTGCATCCCGATTCATTCCGCAGTAAAACACAACTTCATGACCGCGCTTCGCTCCGACTCATCCCTCACCCGCAAAACCTCCGTCCTTGTCCAATCCAAGCCGCTGGTCGTGACGCTCCACGACCGCTATCTGGAGATCCGGCGCGCCGGCGCGCGAGAGGCCTTCTCTGTGAGCTACGAGGGGCTGTATTTGCACGCGGCGCAGCGGGCGGCCGAGAAGATCCGGGCCGAGCGACAAGCCCAACGCAGAGCGGGAAAAGCGCGTAAGGAGCGTGCGGCGTGAGCAGGAAAGACCCACGGACACGCGAAGAGTGGCAACTGGCTGTCGATGCAGCCTGCGCCTTGCGGCTGATTGCCGATTGCAAGATGTATGGGCTCATTGCGGGTGGTCCGACGATCGACGTCGGGCGTTGCGACGACATTCTCGATCGCGGCAAAGCGCACGGTATTCATCCCTCCAAGCCACAGGCAGATCTTGCCATCGCGATCATCGCCGCTATCAATGAAGAAGCTGCGGAGAAAGTCGAAACCTGATGCAAACCAAACTTCTCCGTTGCGACGTCTGCGGGATCACGCACGAAGGACCGGCCGAAGATTGGTACGCGCTGCATTTCGGAGTTTCGTCGCCCTGCGTGCTGGTCGAGCCGAGTGAAACTGACTCGCAGCGGCTGGGCGAAAAGCACGCCTGCAGCCGGAAATGCCTGATCAAGCTGGTCGTCGATTGGGCCGATAGCTGGCGCGCGAAGCGGGAGAAGGAGGCAAAGATATGCGTCGAAATGAATTGACGGCCGCAAGTCCGGTCGAAAAACGGGAAGCGACCTTCACGCCGGGTCCGTGGGCCGTCGTTGCTGATACCGATAGCGGCTGCCTGATTGGTGAGACAGAATTCTGGTTTATCGTGGCACCGGAATCGGGCATTGCTTCGGATGAGCAAGATGACGCGAACGCGCGCCTGATTGCCGCGGCGCCGGAGCTATACGAGGCGCTGCGTTTCGTTGAAGCGATTACCACTGAAGAATTGTCGTTCGCGAAGGTAGGAACCGGCGCGGAAGTTGCTCTGCGCCATGCGAACCGCAAAGCCAGAGAGGCGCTGGCGAAAGCGGAGGGCCGATGAGCGACGTAGACCAACTGATGGACTTTGCTCGGCGCGGCCTGGCCGCGCAGCAGGCTGCGGACGACGTCATTTCGGAGGCAGAAGGCAGGCGCGAGGAACAAAGCGGTAGGAAAGGAGGGTGCGAGTCTTCGGAGCAAACTTCGCGCTTGCTTGCGCTCGAAGACCGCGTATTCGATCTGCTCTGGCGCGCTGCGAAAGAGATCCGGCCGTGCAAGGCCTGCGGCGTCACCCTCTACTTCATCGAGCATGCCAGCGGTAAGATCGCGCCGTACACGGCGGATGCGGTGAATCACTTCGCGAATTGCCCGGAAGCGAAGCAGTTTCGGAGGAAGGCGTGAAGGCACTCAAAGCGCCCTTCCCTTGGTTTGGTGGCAAGGCGCGAGTTGCGCATCTCATCTGGGAACGTTTCGGTGACGTTCCGAATTATGTCGAACCCTTCGCCGGCAGCCTGGCTGTTTTGCTCTCGCGACCAGGTGGCCCGGGCCGCAATGAAACGGTCAACGACAAAGACTGCTACCTTGCCAATTTCTGGCGGGCTCTTCAGTATGATCCCGAAACTCTTGCGCACCATGCTGACTGGCCGGTAAATGAGGCCGATCTACATGCGCGTCATCGCTGGCTCGTTGCGCAGTCGGAATTCCGCGAGCGGATGATCGGGGATCCGGAATTTTTTGACGCAAAGATCGCGGGCTGGTGGGTTTGGGGCGTTTCGCTATGGATTGGATCCGGCTGGTGTGTGCGTCCGGACTGGACTGGACGAAGTTCTTGTGAGCGATCGCATCGCGGAATCCATGCAGAAAACTGGTGGAAGCGTCCAAATTTGAAGCGTGGAGGCTGCGGAATTCATCGAGCGGCCAAGCTGCCCTTGCAAAAGCCGGATATCAGCGGCGACGGCGGGGCAAGCGGTCGCGGCATCCATGCCCTCTACGCGTCGGATATTCACAGCTATTTCATGGCATTGGCAGCGAGGCTCCGACGAACGCGCGTCTGTTGTGGCGACTGGTTGCGAGTTCTAGGTCCGTCCCCGACGACAAAGATCGGACTTACAGGTATTTTTCTGGATCCGCCCTATTCGGCCGATCGACAAGACTGTTACGCCGAAGAGGATCGCCACATTGCAGCGGATGTTCGGAATTGGGCGATCGTCCACGGTTCGGACCCAATGCTACGGATTGCACTCTGCGGCTACGAAGGCGAGCACGAAATGCCGGTGAATTGGCAATGTGTTGCATGGCGAGCGAACGGCGGCTACGCGAACCAGCAAAGTGGCGAAACGCGGGGGCGTACGAATGCCGCCCGTGAGCGCATCTGGTTCAGCCCGCACTGCCGGCAGATTGGGCTGTTTGAGTGGGCAGACCTGGCTTCGGTCTCAGCTTGAGGAAATCCGTATGGCGTATCCCCATCGTCCCGCTTTCCAGTTCTACAACGGCGATTGGTTCAAGGATCCGCGGGTGCGCATGTGCAAGCCGGCGACGCGGGGCATCTGGTTCGACTTGATCTGCGCCATGGAGGAGCTTGCGGACGAGGGCTCAATCACTGGAACGATTCTGGAACTGGCCCGCATTTGCGCCGCGACGCCCGAAGAAGTCCGCTCGGCAATCGATGAACTAAACGAGAAGAAAACAGCCGACGTAACGGAGCGTAACGGCAAAATAACGCTCGTTTGCCGCCGCATTCAGCGTGAAGCTCGAACTGCGCAAGATAATGCAAACAGGCAACATAGATGGCGGGAACGGAAGCGCACGACGGAACAGGCAACTCCCGTAACGCCTGTGTTACGCGAGAATAACGCTCCTTCTTCATCTTCTACTTCGGTATATACAGCAGCAGCTTCGGCTGCTGCTGCTAGCGCGCGCGAGGAGCGCTCTCCGCAGGCCGTGCAACCCGCGGCGCAGGGGCAAGCAGCCGCCGCAGCCGCCGGGGCGTCGCGTTTCGCGCAAAATTTCCCGAAAACGGAGAGGCTCGTCCGCGAGGCATTCCCCGGAACCGACAGCGAGCTGGTCCGGCAGATCGTCGAACGCGCCCGCCAGGTGAAACCGGACGCCGATGACGGCGAAATCTCGGACGCGGTGCTCGCCACGCACAAGGGCAAACTGCAGCGATCCGCTGCACTTTGGCGCGAGACGGTGCCGGCGTATCTCGAAACGCGCTGTCGCGGGCAACCCGCCGGCCTGGTGAACGGCACTGGTCCGCCGGATCGCGCAGGCGAAGTGTGCCCGGAGTGCGGCGGAACGGGCGAAATTTTCAACCCGGAATGCGAGCAGGTGCCGAATTCGGTCTGGCTCGATTGGCCGCCTGAGCGGCAGTTCTTACCCTGTCCGCGTTGCCGCGGTGCGCCGCGCAAACCGCCGCGCCAGGCTGAAAATCCGAGTGCGCTTCTGGAGGCGAAGCATGGCTGAAACGACCGAAGTGCAGGTCGATCCCGCGGCCTTGCGTCGCGCCCGCCAGCCGATGGTGGTCACGGCGAAGACTTGGCCGGCGCGCGCGAGAGCCGCAAAATTCTGCGCCTATACCGGCCCGCTCTCTCTTTCCACGGCGATTCAAGCCGACGGCATTTCGCGAGAAGAGGCGCGCCGGAGAGTCACAGAATGGGAAGAGGCTACCGGGCAGACGTTCCGCGTGGTGGAACCGGAGAGGGTGGCGGTGAAGCCGAAGCCGGCCTCGACGGAAACGGTGGTGGCCGCCGTGGAGAAGGCCTCATGACCGAGCCATTGTTGTGGAAGCTTCTGGGTCTCGCCTGCAGCTTCGTATTGGGCTACTTGATTTCTACAGCGGTTTTCTGCGTCGTGCGCCTAGTGTGCCTCTGGAACGAGATCGAAGTTGGAGTAAAAGACCTTCGAGTCGAAAGCAGGGTTATCGAAGGCCAAATCAGAAGCATACAGGCCGAGATCCAAGCCTTACGATGTGATCTCGCCGATACCTCCGAACGATTGGGGCCTGAGGCTCCGCGAAAGGCGTGGCTGCAATGACGACGCCCGCTCTGCGCACTGCGTTCGTCCACTGCCGGCGCGTGAACGGCTCGATCGGCTCGTGTCCGGCGGGCGACGGACTGAACAGGGACTTGCAACCGATACTGGATTCAGAACTTGAGAGTTCGAGATCTTGTCTCAGTTGTTCTCCCACTGAGCGGGGCTTTGCAACCTTTCGTTCTCATTGAACTCCTCGCAGCGATTTTGGTCTCAGTTCTTTTCCCACTGAGCAGGGCTTTGCAACCAATTTGGATCAGGGTGGATTTCTGTTTACTGCTCAGTCTCAGTTCTTTTCCCACTGAGCAGGGCTTTGCAACCGTGGACAAGCGCAAACAGCTTTGGTTCATCGGGAGTCTCAGTTCTTTTCCCACTGAGCAGGGCTTTGCAACCCACTTCAAAGACATTGTGCACGAGAATTAGCAGTGTCTCAGTTCTTTTCCCACTGAGCAGGGCTTTGCAACCATGCGCGCCAAGCATCCCCGCATCTCGCATGTGCTGTCTCAGTTCTTTTCCCACTGAGCAGGGCTTTGCAACAGTGGCGTTTACCGCCGTGGGCGAATCGAGGATCAATGTCTCAGTTCTTTTCCCACTGAGCAGGGCTTTGCAACACGACGCGAGATGATCAAACTCGGTCGTTGAAACGACGTCTCAGTTCTTTTCCCACTGAGCAGGGCTTTGCAACAACTTCCGGCGGCGGGTGCAGTGGGTTTTTGTACGGTCTCAGTTCTTTTCCCACTGAGCAGGGCTTTGCAACCATGCGCGCCATGCTGCCCTGGGAAGTGCAAGAGCGGGTCTCAGTTCTTTTCCCACTGAGCAGGGCTTTGCAACGCGGTATTCCGCGCATGTAACATTGAGGAAATCCTGTCTCAGTTCTTTTCCCACTGAGCAGGGCTTTGCAACGGTCGCATCCCGGAAAACGGATTCTAACCACATGCCATGTCTCAGTTCTTTTCCCACTGAGCAGGGCTTTGCAACGAAACCAGTGCCCGCGCTTGATAGCGGCAATCGTTCGTCTCAGTTCTTTTCCCACTGAGCAGGGCTTTGCAACCAATAAACGAGTCCCGAAATCTTCGGCAGCAGGCATGTCTCAGTTCTTTTCCCACTGAGCAGGGCTTTGCAACGCCAAGCAGGGCTGATTAAGTGTCCTTCGCGCATCCAGTCTCAGTTCTTTTCCCACTGAGCAGGGCTTTGCAACTGCTTCATAAACTATACTATCGAAGGCTTTTACCCGTTGCCGATTCACTCGAAACGCGAAGATCACGCTTTTGCTTCCAATACCGGCCGATCTGCGAACTCACGCAATAAGTTCTGCGCTGCATTGTAGTCCTGATCCCAGACGCTCTGGCACAGGTCGCATCTATGTATCACGGATTCCGCCGCATCCCAGCGTGCCGTATTCCCGCAGACATGGCACCGCTGTGTAGTCAGTCGAGCCTCCCTCTTTTCAATTTGCGTGCCTTCGCGTGCCGCCGTATTCTCTAGCGTCGTTCGCAGTTCGGAGATCGATGCAATTTGCCGATAGCGTGCTGCTCTCGTTTCAACCGCTTCTTCTTTGGCCTCGGGCTGCGCGTGCTCGGCTACTCGCCGCAGATCGAATTCTTCTAAGATAATCCGGTCGTAATGACCCGCTATCTGCGCGGCAAAATTCCGGTAAATATATCGGCGGCGCTTGACGACTTGATCCTGAAGATTGGCTGCCCATTGGTACAAATGCATCTGCTTGCGCCTCCAGTTCTCCAGTTCCACGTCCGCAAGGCCTGCCTCCTTCGCTTTCCGCGCCCAGCCATAGAGCCGTCCCGGTGAACGCCACTGCGCGATCGTTGCGAGTTCCTGCCGCAATTCCTCGGTCGGTACAGCTAGTTCTTCATGCCCAACCCGATCAATCAAATATGCCTTTATCTCCTCGAATTTCTTATCGATCGTCGATTGCAGGGTGCGGACTCGTTCAAACTCCCATAACACCGAATGTGACAGTCTCAAGCTGCCATGCTGGCCCTCCGCGTCGGCCCAATAGGCCACGCGCAATTCTGGTTTCTTTTCGTCGCTTGGAACCAGGCGCCACCCGACGTCAATCGCACACACACGTTCGCCCGCTTTGGGTTCGACATCGACCAAATCGTTTACGGTAATCAGCAACTTGTATCGCGGGCGCCCGGCCACCACTTCTCGCTTGATCGCGGCTGCACGCACGATTCCATCTTCTGGCAGAGGGCGATGCAGGACGACGGGCAAGCGAAACCAAATGGGAGCGCGGCGGAGGCTACCCACGCGTAGGGCGACCTCATGACGTGCCTTTGGGTTTTTCCGTCCTGTCGCTCGGATCTCTTCCTCACTCAGGGCACGTAGCTGCAAGCGTGTATCCTCGCCGAAGACCTTCTCGACAGGCAGTCCCGTTTGATAGCGTATGGAAACCTTTCCTTCCCCGCGAAACGCATGAAACCGCAACCCCGTCCGGCTGCGCTGCCGTGCCGTATCGTAGCTTGCCAAAACATCATCGTAATTACACCAATACAACTCTGCCGCATGGGTTGCTTGTTTCATGGCTGTAACGCGCTGTTGGTTTAACTCGGTGAGCTGAGATTTGCGCTCCGCTACCCGTTCTTTGCGTTTGGCCTTGGCGATGGCGATGGACCCGTTCAATTGCACTTTTGTGGCTGCGATCTCAGTTTTCAGCTCGCTCACGTCCACTTTGGTGGACCGCGCGGCTTGGCGCTTCTGTTTGATGGCCGTGCGCAAATCTTGCAAGGTTTCGAGGGCTTGGGTCACGGGAGCCTGCTCTTCCGGCTCACTCAAGAGTTCTGCTGCCTTTTGGCGATGTGTCGTTTCGACCTCAACCAAGGCGTTCCACAGCCGGTTGCGCCGCCGCATTTGTTCCATTGCTTCTGCTTCGCCAGCGATAGGGCGAAGGCAACCATATTCATAGACGCGTATCATAGTCAGGCCGTCCCCGCAGCTTGCCGCTTACGAAATCTGCGCACCGTTGCGCGGTTCTTGCATTTCGCGCACTCGCCGCACGTGCAGCTCGGTGCTCGCCCGCCGCGCTTATGCTTGCGCAGCGCGGCCAGGGCGCGGGCGATCTCACTCTTCTCCGTCTTCGTCATGGCCGTTATCTCCGTCGCCGTCCCTCTGTTCCAGATCGCGCAGCCGCGCTTCGTGATCGAAGAGCATGACCCGCGCAATCCGCGTAAAGATGCGAATCTCGCGGCTGAGCTTCTTTAATTCCTGATCGGTCTTCTGCTGCGCGTGAAGCAGATGCTCGACGCTCTCGGCCAGCGCCTCATGACGCTCGACCAGTTTTTCCAGTCGTTCGTCGATCGTCATAACGACTGGCACACTTCGAGATCGGATTTGGTCATCGCTCCACCTCAATCGTCGCCTCTGCCCGTACGTCTTGTTGTTCTGTGTCGCGCCAGGCGATTGCTCCAAACAGGTCTTCAGCGTCGCGCTTCGCGCTCGCGACCGAGCCCGCATTGCGCGTGCTCATGAACAACCTTCGTCCGTCCGAGGCGATGAGCTTGCAGCGATACCGGCCGGATTTGTGCAACTCGCTCATGCGGTCGCGCTCGATCGAGAGGTGGATAGTCATAAGCGCTGAGGTCTTTTAATCCAGCTTGATATGCGCCTTGATTTTAAAGATCTGTTCGCTCCAGCGCGTCATGTCGCCTTGGATCACTTCGAGTGTGTGTTCGATGCGATCCAGGCGGCGGTTTGTTTCCTTACCGCCCGCGACGTAAGCAAAAATTGCTCCGCCTAGCACCAACACAGCCGAAATCACCACTCCGCACGCCGCGATGATAGCGATCAGCACGTTGTCAGTCATTAGCGCTCTTGCTCGCCAACTGTGGCGGCCCAGGCGTCCAGACCCGCTTTTACCGCTTCGTGAAAGTCCCAGCCGCTCGCGAGGGAATCGAACTTTGCACCGCGCCGCAAATCGCGGCCGTCCAGCTCGGCAGCGATTGCTTCGTCCGTTTTCTCGTCGGTCAGTGCGTTGAAATCGGGGTGTTCGTCGTACCACTCGTTCTTCGCTGCGACTTCTGCATCGCATACCTTCGCTTGATCGTCATCGAAGCGCTGCTCGCCTACAGCGAAGTACCAGCCGTCCTCGTCTTGCGCCGCCCAGGCAAGCGAGCCGTTCTCCATTTCCCGCAGCGTCTCTTCCGCCTCTTCCAGCGTCTCATTCCATGAACGCAATGCGATGTCGTTCGTCTCACGTGACGCGCCTTGTCTGCATTCCTCGATCAGATCGATCAATTCCTGCTTCGCAATGCGATTCCAGCGCTCCGCATCCGGAGCTGCTTTGTACTCTCGAATCATCTGTGCCATTTGTTATCTCCTTCTCCAAGGGGAGAGCGTTTGCTCGCTCTCTCTGTTTATAGATTACAACAGCGCAGTAGTCATCGCAACTAGGAAAATCTATAGCATTGGTGCAAGCACGGTGTTTCACGCTCGTCCGCTTTCGTGTATGCTGTTGATAATTCAGCCCGGCGAGCGCACGCCGTAAAACCAATGCGTGTCCTGTAGCGTTTCTACCCCTGTTTCAAAATTCGAAAATCCGGCTGTTTCGTGACGGCGAATATGTCGGCGTGCGCACCCGCTCGACGATTGAGGCTCTCTATGCGCGCGGCCTCGTCACGCTCGAACACAACGCCAAGGGCGCCATCGTGGCCGCTCACGAGCGCCATCTGCGGAAGCTCGATTCTGTTGACAGAATCCAGCTAGCAGGAAATGGTCACGGTTCGTCCTCAGGTCATCTTGCTCCTACCCGCTATTCCTTCGAAGACACTTCGATCGAAGGCCGTCCCTGGGACCTGAAGCGGCTGAACGGCAAGCGCAGCGGGCTGCATTACGCCCCACCAGAAGTGCAACCGATCTTTCTGCGCGTGGTGCTGGAATGCCTGGCGTAACCATTGACCACGACGTAGGCTTGAAGCTCAAGATCAAATGCCTTGAGGGCACCTGGCGCGTGATTCTGCCGGTGACACACCCGAACTGGGTCGACATCGCGCGGATTCCACATGCCAGCTACCGCGAGGCGCTGGAGGCGGCCCGAATGTGGGCGGAGGCGATCGAGCGGAAAGCCCTCTCGGCATGAAGCAGAAACGGTCCAAAAAGCTCACCGAAAAGCAAAAATTGTTCGTCGCAGAGTATTTGGTCGATCTGAACGCGACAAAGGCTGCTGTTCGAGCAGGTTACACAGAAAAGACCGCACGCATTCACAGCTCGAAAATGTTAGCAAATGCTAACATTCAGCAGCTCATTTCCGAGAGCCTCCGCAAACGCACGGACAAGCTCGAAATCACCTCCGAACGCATCCTTTCCGAACTCGCCTACATGGGCTTTTCGAACATGCTCGACTACATCGGCACAACCGAGTTCGGTGACGCGTATGTGGATCTCTCCAGCCTGACCCGCGAGCAAGCCAAGGCGATTCAGGAAATCACGGTAGAGGCCTACACGGAAGGACGCGGCGAAGACGCGCGGGAAATCAAACGGACCAAGTTCAAGTTGGCGGACAAGCGCGGATCGCTGGAACTCCTGGGTAAGCATCTGAAGCTCTTCACCGACCGGCACGAGCACCACTTGGATCTGGATGAACTCTCCGATAATCAGCTCCTCGACCTGCTCGCCCGCCTCGAGGGCCAGAGTCGCCGATTGGCTCTACTCCGAGATTCTGGCGCGGCGCGCACGGCAGGCGGAGCGGAAGCGCTACAGTGACTCGCTCGCCCGCTATGTGGAAGCTGCCTGGCCGCTGCTCGAACCCGTCACGCCGCTCATCGCCGGCCGCCATCTCGACGCGCTATGCGAATATCTGACCGCCGTCACACTGGGCCAAATCCGTCGGCTGATCATCAACATCATGCCGCGGGTCGGCAAGTCGAGCGCGGTTTCCGTGCTGTGGCCCACCTGGGAGTGGGCGCGCGACCAGGCCACCTCCCGTTGGATGTTCGCCACCTATGCGGCCGATTTGAGCGTCCGGGATTCGGTGCGGCGCAGAAACGTCATTCAATCGGAATGGTTCCGCGGGTATTGGGGCGTGGATGTCCAGCTTTCGGCCGACGTGAATTTGAAGGACGAGTATGTCTCGACACATGCCGGCTCGATGTTCTCCACCTGGATCGGGGGCGGTACCGGCCGCGGCGGCAAGCGCCTGGTCATCGACGATCCGCATTCCCCGAAAAAAGCCTTGTCTGATGCCGAACGCGAAACGGCGGTCACCTACATTCGCAACGTGCTGATTTCGAGACTCGATAATCCGGCGACCGATTCGATCGTCATGATCATGCAGCGGCTGCATGAGAACGACGCCACGGGCGAGCTGCTGGCGGACGGCGGCTGGACGCATCTCGACCTGCAAGCCGAGGCGGAGGACCGCACCATCATTTCGATGCCGCTGTCCGGTGTCGATTGGATCCGGGAAAAAGGGGATCTGCTCGAGCCGGTCCGCTTTCCGAAGGAAGTTCTCGGGAATCTGCAGCGTGAAATGGGCTCGGCTGCGTATTCCGGCCAATACCAGCAACGGCCGGCGCCGAAGTCGGGCATCCTGTTCCAGCCGGGCTGGTGGCAGTTTTATAAAACCGCTCCCGCCTTCGACTTTGTTGTTCTCAGCGTCGATTGCGCGTTTAAAGACTACAAAACGAGTGACTACGTCTCCCTCGAGGTGATTGGCTTTGTGGGCCCCAAAGCTTACCTCATCGAGAAGAAAACTGAACATCTCGGCTACTCGGCGACCAAAGCGGCGATCCGCTCGATACGAGCGGACGATAAACGCATCTCACACATTCTGATCGAGGATGCAGCGAACGGGCCGGCCGTGATCGAAGAACTGTCACGCGAGATCCCGGGCATCATTGCGCTGAAGCCGGAGGGCGGCAAAGTGGCGCGTGCGCAGGCCGCGACGGCCGATGTGGAAGCCGGCAATGTTTATTTGCCGGAGAACAAAGCCTGGACTCATCAATGGGTCACGCTTTTCAGTAAGTTCCCGAACGTGAAGAACGACGACGACGTGGACGCCTTCAGCCAGGCCATGAACTGGCGCCGCAAACGGACGCTGCCGAAAGTCTACCGCTTGTATAGCAAGAGCCCCAGCGAAGAAACCGAATGAAGCAGGGCCGTCCCATCACCTGGAAGGATCGCGCCAAATTTGCTTGGCGGATCCTAACGAAATCCTCTGCGATCGCGCCTTATATTGCGCGCATGTATGGCAACCGGGCGGTCTGGACGGGAGGCGACTACACTTCACTCGTACAAGCGGGTTTTGTGCGCTGCGGTGATGTCTATTCCTGCATCACCACCATCCTGATTGCCGGCCGGCAATTGCGGATCGGTCTCTATCAGGGAACCGAAGACGACAACGAGGAGCTGACCGGTTCAAATTTTCCATTGGCGCAATTGATGCGGCGGCCGAACCCCGCGCAATCGCTGGGGGACCTGCTCGAATACACGGTGGGCTATCTGCTCTGCGGCGGCAATTGTTTCCTCGAAGCCGTACGTCCCTTCACTAGCCGGCCGCCGAATGAACTCTACACGCATCGGCCCGATCTCATCCAGGTTTACCTGACAAACGATGTCGCGACTTCGTCCACACTCATCGATCACTATGGTTTGATTGGAACGCAGATTCGCTGGTCTCCCGAAGACATGGGCCACGCGAAGCTATTCAATCCGCTTGAGCCCTGGTACGGCATGTCGCCGCTGCGGGCCGCCGCCTATGGGATTGACACGATCAATGAATCGAAACACGTCCAAAAATCTCTTTTACAAAACTCGGGACGCCCGCCGGGCATTCTGCAAGCCAAGGCGGATCTGACGCCCGAGCAGCAGGATCAGCTCAAACGCGACCTGCGCGATGAGTATATGGGGAGCGCCGCCGCCGGCACGCCCATGGTGGTGAGTGGAGATTTTTCCTGGCTGGGCCAGGCGTTTTCGCCCGAGCAGATGCAGGCGCTCGAACTGCGGGGCCTCGAAAAGCGTGACATCGCCGCTATCTTGCATGTACCGCCCGAGCTGGTCGGCGATACGCAAAACAAGACCTACAGCAATTACCAAGAGGCGCGGAAGGGTCTCTATACCGAAGCGGTCCTGCCGCTGTGGGATCTCGTGTGCGGATTCCTGACGCTGTGGCTCTGCCCGCAATTTGGAGAGAATCTTTTCCTGGCGGTCGATCGGGATTCGGTCGACGCCCTGCAGGAAGATCGCGAAAAGACCTGGAACAGGGTCTTCGGAGCCGTCGATCGCGGTCTCATCGATCGGGATGAAGGACGGCTTGAACTCGGCTATGCAAAGCGCACAGAGAAAATTGCCGGCCAATTGACCGTAGGCGCGGGGACGGTCTTGCTCGAGGAACTGGCGCTGCCGCCGGACCAGCCGCCGATGGAAGGCGTACCGCCGCCCCAGTTGTTGAACGGGAAACCGGTCGCGGCCGTGCAATGATGCTGGTGACAGACTGGAGCGCCATCGCCGCCGCGGCCTACGAAGCCTACGGTCAAGTGACCGATCACAAGAACTATCAGCAATTGCCGATGCCCGAGTGGGAACAGTTGCCGCCGCGGATCCAGGAAGCCTGGCAGGAAGCGGTGAAGGAAGCCGTACGTCTGGTCCAGGAAGCGGAGCCGAAGAATGACTAGCCTGCGTACGGGTCGGGCCCGGGGCCGCTACTGGCAACAGATCGATCGCCGGCGTAAGGTCTGGGTACACCGCGGAGCTGCCAAAGCCGCTGAGCGCTTTGGGCAGGAAGGCCAGTATGTAACGTATGTTTTTTATCGGGCGGGCGTCGAGGCAGCCTTGACGGCGGTCACAGCACATGCGCCGCAATGGCTCGACTATTACGCCAAGCTCTATCACGGTGTCGCGGGCGAGTTCGGCGAACACATTCTGGGTCAGATCGAGGCCGCAAAGTCACACTCGAAAAGCGTCAGTGACCTGTTTCGCTCGGCAGTAAATAGCTGGCTGGTCCGGCACGGAGCGCGGCGCGTGAACGATTTGACAGCTACCAGCCGGGAGGTACTGGCGAACGATCTGGCGCAGGGAACCGCGGCGAACGAAAGCATCCCGCAGCTCGCCGGCCGGATTCAGGGCCGCTACAACGATTGGTCCCAAACGCGGGCGCGCACGATTGCCCGCACGGAAGTGATCGCGGCTTCGAATCTGGGTAGCTATGAAGCCGCGCGGGCCTCCGGGATCCCGCTCGATAAGGTTTGGGTGGCGACCAACGACGATCGGACACGGCCGGCGCATGCGGCCGCCGACGGCCAGAAACAACATCTGGATGAATTCTTTCTCGTCGAGGGCGAGCAGTTGCTGTGGCCGGGGGATAGTTCACATGGAGCGACCCCCGACAATACGATCAACTGCCGGTGTACGGTGGGCTATCAGGCGGCTTGACGTAATTAATAATTATCGGAAGCGGCTATTCGTTCGGACGATTGACGGATTCCGAAAACTGTTGTAACGAGTCCTGTAATTTTTTGAGCAATTGCCGGATAGCGAGGGGACTCTCAGAACCAATCGGCAGATGCAAGGCGGGCTGCAAGGCCAGAATCGTTTCGAGAGACTTCAAAATAATGCGCCATTCGGAAACGGCAAGGACCGCGATGAGTTTTTCGTCACTCGGGGGCATTTCTCAATCCTCGTCGATCTTCACTTCTGCCGGAATCTTTTCAGAATCCAGGTCCAACAGTTGAAGCGTCCCGGCGATCTTCGCGTGCAGATCGAAAGAGCCCACACGATGCAGCGCCATGAGAATCTGGCTCCACTCTCTGAGCGACAGGGGAATATTGATTTTCGTCTCAGGCGGCATCCCTCTGATTATCAGGCTAAATTTTTGATTTGACGGCGCCGCTGTATTTGCTTTTTTGGTCCTGGAGTTTCTAAGACTCGCGTTGTGGTTGCACTGATCATCACGGCGATTCTCATCTTTCTGGTTCTCATATGGGTGCTCTGGAGCTTAGGAAAGTTATGATCCGGCGTCGCTTTCTCTGGCTCTTGTCCGCATGGCCAGCCGAGGCCGGACTACTCGATTGGCGCATTCATGAAATGGCCCGCCATGTGTGCGCGAACGGTCCGGTCATGATGCTGATTGTCACAGGCCGGCTCTGGAGATTGACCGATAGAGAGCGCGAATTCCTAGATCAGGCTGCGCAGGAGATGAACAACCTGGAGAGGCCCGCGGCCGGAAAGCGCTTTCCGGCGAAGGAGTAACACGCGATGCTGCACAAAGCGTTTTGGTTTGAAATCAAACAGACCTCCGACGAAGGAAAGATTCTCGGGTATGCCTCGACGTTTAACAATGTCGACGAGCA